AGAACTGCCATGTCCTGAAAAATAATTTTAACGGTGTGGGCGTAACCCTATTTTGGCCTAGCGTAACTTTGCCTAATATTTATATACTAACGTGTTTTGGCAATATCTCTCAACTTTTGCCAAGTTTCTTTTCCATATGTCTTAAATATTCTTCCCTGTTCTGTAATATCTTCTGTTGCTTTGAGAAATGGTTTTAACATATCTTCTGAAAAATTATCATTAGAAGGTCTAGATATAGGCGCACCACCGCCTGTTGGTAATTTATTTTTTAACAAATAAGGTTTTTCTTTTTCTAACTTATTTTTAACATATTCTTGTACTGGTAGTTGTTCATACCCATCAATAACTACTGGTACGCCTTCTTTAATCTGCATCTGATCTTTTGGTACAAGATTGTTTAATACCAACTCAGGGTCGTGGGTTACTTCAGATAAAGCTTGCATTGCAGGAGCAATAAGTTCAAGCTCCCTATTTCTTGCGGTTAGCTCTTCAATTCTTTTTTTATCTTCTGCAGATTTTTCTCTGTATTGCTGTTCTAATTTTTGTGTAGCTTCTGTGTATTTTCCTTCACTTTCAAGCTGTTCTCGTTCATGTTTTTGTTTAAACGCTAACAAAGACTCGTAATCTTCTGGAACTTTGGTTTCTTTTTTTTGATTTTGAAGCTTACCTATCAGTTCATAGTTTTTTGCTTCTAATTTTTTAATTGATTCTCTTAACTGTTCAACTTCTGT